TCTCTTAATGTTGCGTGTAGTTTTGATTTGTAAGGATCACTTGATTCTCTTGCAGCCTTTGATTGCATGGCAATATCCATTGCCATTGGATTAACGTCATTGGTTACCTTTTCGTCATATTCAAGACTTGCATGTACGCTTGATATAAATTCAGCTGCTTTAGTAATCTTAGCTTGTTGCCAACCTTCGAGGCCCTCTTCTTCGGTAATTCTTTGAAGCATACCGTGTAACTCAATTGCCTGCTTGGCAATTTTATAGCAATCAGCACGAGCCATTTGCACTTCGTGGTCTTTTTCGGCTGCGTCAGCTAGTTCACCGAGACCTTCGTTTGTTTTTCTTTTAGTCATTTGTTTCTCCGAACTTAACGTATTTATCTCTTCTTCTTGCTAACTTTGCTATTAGAGAGTATGTTATCTTGATCTAGTGCATTCTTCATTGTGCCGTCGCTGTTATACATTTTCTTGTTCCGGGCCTGCATTTTTCCAATAGGCGCAGCAACAGTTGCAACAGCACCTGCACTGGTTGTTTCTTTTACTTCTTTATGCGGCTTAACTTTTGCCCATCCTTTTTCAACATGATAATGTCTATGAGCAAGTCTTTCATTATCAAATGTGCTTAAAACTTTTCCAGAATTAGACACAACATCCCATTTTTGTTTTTTGCTTGTTACTTCGTTAATTTTCATCTGTATACCTTTGCTAATGTTTTCGATCCAGCAATGCCGTCTACTGTTAATTTGTTTATTTTTTGGAATTTTTTAACTTCTTTTTCAGTCTTAGGCCCAAATACGCCATCAGCACCGAGCCCTAACGCACGTTGTAGTTTAGCAACTTCATCGCCGCGCGACCCTAGTTTAAGTATAATATTTCTGGCTGCATTTTCTGTAACAGGTCTGTCGTCCATTGCATCAAGTAGATAATTCCAATATTTTGCGCGATCATTTAGTCCATTGAATCCGCCATTGATCCGTTGGGTCATGCCTTTTACATCACGATTGTCTGCATAAAGGTTTAGTCTGTTCTTGTGCCAGAACCATAGTGCGCTCTCCAATGCACCTTCGGTTGTCTGCAAAAACTCAATAGCTTCGTCTACTGACATATTCATATCTCTAGCAAAGCTAGTGTAATTATTTTTACCAGTTAGTTGAATAAATCCACGCCCACGGTATCTCCAGCCATCGTCGCTACCTGGCGGACCGTTACCCATTCTATTTGCATAAACATAATTTGCAATTTTTTCTGGCTGACGCGCATAGTCGTCAGCGTTTACATGTCTAAAATATTTTGAAAATACACTACGTAATGCTTTAGCTGAATAGTTTAAATTTTCCGACTTATCAGCCATCCCTTCTGATTCGTGGCCAACTTGAGATAAGAACCCAGCAATTCTAACTTTTGTTGTTAACGCATAATGCGGAAACCTTTTTTCCATGCAGTTGTATATTTCACTAGACTCAGCTGCTCCTGGATAAATTTTGATAAAGTCTTGAAGAGAAAGTAATAAGCTCATAGCCGTAACTCCTGGTTAGGGGTTGTAAAATTCTTTTTACGCATAATTGTTTTAGCAACCAAGTCGAACTCGTTATTTCTTGGATCCCAGTTTAATACAAACGGCATGTTAATATCTGTTTGCATGTCCTTAACTACTGCCTGTGCATTTGCCCCCATTTGCACAATCTTCTTTCCATATTTGCGATAAGTTTCTTTAAACAATCTAGCAAGTTCTTGTATAGTAATCTGTTTAATATTTCTTGGATCATTGACTCTGTCCAAGAAATGTCTGGTAAATTCAACATCAATTTTAAGTGCTGCAAATAGTTTATCTACATAGTATTCAAACTTCTTAAGAAGCTGCGGAGTAATCTCGACACTCGGTTGTTCTTCTTCGCTCATTACTTTTTTAGCAGTTGCTAATGCACGTTTGCCGTCTGGATGATGAGGGTTAATAGTAATAACTTCGCCATTCATTAAATCGGATATATTAGCAGCTTTGCCGAGGTTGTCTAATGTTTTATGTAAAGGATCAGTGGAGTCATACCCTCCGCTCTCGTAGCCTTTTTTCCCTCGTACTTCTACACGGCTGTTACCTTTAGAATCCTTAAAATGTAAAATATCTATATCTTTGTCGCGCTCTAATTGGACCATAATTCCTTCATTAAGTGCGTTCCATATATTACCGCCCTGGTCAAATTCGCTGACATGTTCTTTTTCTATTTTCTTTAATCTGTTATAGTAGTCGGGAAATTCAGCAATGTGATCTAGTGCAATTTCTTTAGCAATATCAAAGTCTGACGTATGTTCGTATTCAACTTCAATGCCTAATTCAAGTTGTTTTAAAATATACTTTACGCTAACTCCGTGCTTGTCGGCAAGTTCTTTAACACCTGGAGTAGGCTTGTCAAGTGCATGACCGCCTTCTATAATTGCCCATTCTTTGGCACTATAGCGTTGCTCTTTTACTTTTTTGTGATGTATAACGTTGGTTGACTTGCCTTTAGTGTGCGAGTTCATAGTCGGCGGAAACCCGTCGCGGTCAACATTGTTGCCAAATTTAGCAGCTTGTTTTTTAATTTCGTTAGGACCAACATCAACGGTGGTGTTAACACCCTTAACGATTCTGCCTACACTTTCATCAAGTTCATGTAATCTCATACTGTATTTATGAGTTGAGATTTTAAATTATAAGTATTTGTTTTGTAAGTAGTCTAAATCAATAACTTCTGCTGGTATAGTGTTCTCGCCGCGCAATCTTGCAGCAAGAACAGCATGATGACCGTCTCTAATATATAGATCATCAGCAAATTTTATTACAACAATTTTTTTAGTTGTGCTTACTTTATTTTTTAATATTTCAGGATCTTCGATTCTAACAAATGGCTGAGTAGCTTTTAGTTTGTTTATAGCAACAGTTTGATTGGTTTTTGCTTCTTGCTCTACTTTTTGTCTAATTTTCTTTCTTTCAGCACTTGAAGCATCTCTCCATCCAAACTCGTTATACACATCAAATAATTCTTGTTCCATCTCGTCGACAGTGTCGTCGTCATAACTTTTTAATGGAATGTATTTGTTCTGTACAGTGCCGCTAGTTGTATACCCATAGTCCTTTTGTTGTGTACCGTAACGCTTGCCTGCACGGTTAGCAAGATCAACAGGATCAACGCTTCGCTCGTCTAATATTTCACGAACTCTCATTTCTTGCGCCCTCTAAAAGTCGGAGTGTGCTGACCTGTTAATCCAGGAAGACTGAACCAAAGTTTAAACCATTCGTCGGTACCTGGCTCAATACCTTTTTCTTTTTCTATTTTACGTTTTTCTGTGCCTGTTACAGATATATTCTCGTCAACTGGTTTATAACCTTGCCACTCATTAGTAATACCTGCAAGTTTTTTTAATTCGTCTAAGACCATTATCTCATTACCTGTAGACGCTTGACTTGTGGAATGAACTCAAAGTCTCTCCACGAGCCTGTTTTGCCTTGTGCAAGATCTCTTGCAAGTGCAAGTCTTTCTGGTTCGGAGATATCTACTTTAGCTAAAACTTTCTTTAGTTCTTGATTAACATGATGTGGTTGCATCCGTACCGGCAGGTTAAAGCTAGTTACACTTTTTCCTTTGTGCATAATGTCAATTTTAGTTGCTGCCGGTGGCTGCGCCTCTTCTATTCCTGAAAAATCTATATACATTTGCTTTAACGTTCGAGGAGTTAACCCAATACCACTAAGGTCAACCTCTCTGCCAATTTGAAATGCTGCCGAACCAATATCTTTGTTTGGGTCATTTTTTATCAAGTTATTCATATATGAAAGAATTTTGTCAAACATTCTATTCTTTTGTTTATTGTGCAGTTTATCAATAATTTCATCGCGTGTAGCTTCGTCAAGCTCTACATCCAAATAATGTGCTACGATTTCAAAATATGGAATATTGCTGATTTTAGTATCTGCATCTATTCCGGCACCTTCTGTAAATGCACCTTTGTCATTTGATTTAACAGCTTCGCGCAAGGAAGTTGCCGAACTTAGTCGTGGAGTTTCTACTTGAATGATTTCTTTGAAGTTATAGTAGCCGTGCCCGCAATCTTTTTTAATACCGTTATAGCTTTCTAAGGTCTTTAATACCCAATCTTCGTCGGTATATACTTTGAGAGTAACATTGCCGTGTGACTCATAAATTTCACTTGCAAGTGTTAACCAAGTTTGATGTCCTACAACGTGTCCTTTAACGTTTGGACAAATAGCTTCCATTACTTCTACTTTAAGATCAAACGGAAGTGGGTCTTTAGGTCCCTGCGTTGATTCGTTAGTACCAACATACCAATGATCGTTTTCGCTAGCCATTTCCCATGCAGCAACATGGCCCTTGTGTGGCGGATTAAATCTACCAAATATCAATCCTATTGTCTCTTTGTTTTCGGTTAGCTCTCTTAGTTTCACGCTGGCACCCATCTCTTTCTTGGCACTAATTTGATATGTCCGTGTTTCTTTTGTTCACAAGCATACCGAACTCTGCCCTCTCCATTTGTATCCCAAATATCACCATGTTTGCCCTCGACTTGCTCAATGATATGATCCTTGGCCTGTTGTATTCTTTTAACTGATGTAAAAATTATATCCATTACATTATTGTGTTGCTGATTTAACTCATGAATCTTTTTTTGCTTGTTAGTGCTGACCTTGCTTTCTTTAATCCAATCAAAGAAATGATCAGAGCTCAAGCTTTCTAGTTGTTTCTTTTTTGCTGTTTGATTTACATAAGTGTAGATAATATTTTTTAAATCACTAAGTCCATTGACACTTTCTAAAAAAGTGTCAATTTGCTTTGCATGTTGTTTAGTGTATTCTTCAATCTCATTAACTTCTGAGAGATTTACTTTAACAGGAGTACTGTTATATACTGGTCCTAGTATGATTAGATCTGAATTGCTGTTAAATTCGTCAAACCTCGACTTCGGTTCTTGTGCATAGTCTGGCATACCAAATTCTTTAAAATATGCATGGCCAACTGCCATTACTTTTGCTTTAGCAATACGTTGACCTAGATTACTGCCTTCTTTTACATGATAAGTTGTAGCTGAACGCGGATTAGGACTAAATTCGTATACACCTTCATTTAAGTTAGGTTGTTCGAGAAACAGCCCGTCAGCATATACAAAGCCAACAAAGTCAGATGGAGTTGCTTCGTCAAACAGGTTATATAAGTTTGCAAATGATTCTGCAAACTCTTGTCTGGCTGCAACATCGGCTGGCGTCTTTGGATTGCCGCTTTTGTTAACAATAAAGTCGATAATGTCTTCTTTGGTTGTAGCTTTGGCACCCCGGGTCCATGCATTGTGTCCTGTTAGAATGAGTGGCCCACCGGGCACTTCTCTACCCCAATAAATTTGAGGGTTGCCGTCCCATTTCATTCTAATGGTACGAGATCCTTCTTCGGTCGCCATCTCCTTCAAGTGCTCTAGAGCTTCGACTGTGCCACTTGTGCCATGAAAGAATACAAGGTCTTCTAAATGGTTAAAAGTCCTGCCTAGTTTCTTTTCAACAAGAGAAGAACGAAACTCTGCAAATCGCATTAGTATACGTCCTTTTTAATGTTAGTAAGCTCTTCACTGTAAATCTTTTTGACAAGATCACGGTATTCGTCTTCACTAACTAGTTCCTCTGGTAGTCGTGGAATGTTAAATTTCTTGCAATAGTTAGTAGCAGCTTTTTTGATCATAGGTCCTAATTCTGCATCAGGGTTGTATTTTTCTCCCTTGTGATGCATTTCCTTCATCTTTTGAACTGCTGGAAAAAATACTTGTCTATAAAAAGTAGGATCGTTCCTCATATAGATAGCTATATCGTCAACTAAGTTGTACGGCAAATCTTGATTTATTGCTTCTAAGTCTTCAATACGCATTATTCATTGTCCATCGAAATTTCAATATCAAAATCTTTATGCCCTTGCTCAATCATATAATTGATTAAACGATCAGCATATTCATCTGATTCTTCTTCTGATAAATTTTTGTCCAGTGGAATTTCTATAACCGGACGTCCGTCTGCTGCTTCCAGTAATGACTGAGTTGGAAAAACAGACTCGTCTAGTTGTTCCACAACTCTTTTATTGCTATCAAAAATTATTCTTACAAAATGATCCATACTGCTTACCTTAATGATTTAATATAACGCTATTCAACGTGCCGTCTGTGTAATTTGTGTGGGCTCTAACCCACACAAAATTACCTGTGAAACTAGTTATTAAGCTATCGCTTTCTTGTTCAATGTCTGTTGTAAAGACAGTAAACCAGTCTTCATCGGCTGGGTTAACTGCAAGAGTAGCTTGTATAATGACCGAACCAGTGAAATCAGTATAGGAGTACTGAACAGTATGAAGGCCGTCACTACGACCGTAGTACCCGTCACCTTGATACTTATCACCTGTTACAGACTCCAATGTGCTGTCTCCTGGGTGTGTTTGACTACTTAATAATGTTTCACTCTTCGTTGGCATGTATATATTTATCAATATTACCACGGTAAACTAGTTTCTCGATTTTTGAGATTTTATAACCGACGATAAGCTTAATAAGGGCTAGTACCTTACTATCTCGGATAAAGAGGTAGTTATTACTTAAATAGCATCGATTTCTAATATTGTAAAGTGTTATATCGCCGACTCTGCATTTATTTTGGTTTGCGTCAATCCAGCTTGCAAAAGATGGGTCAACAATTCCTTTAAGATAGACCTTGTATTTGAGATCAGGCTCTTCCTCTACTATAACCATTTTAGGATTAATTTCAAGGAAACCGAACAGTGCAGGATCTAATTCGTGAATTTCGTATGTGATATCGTGTGGATCTTTTTTAAATGCATCAAGAACTTCTGTACTATTAGTAAACAATGACATGAGACGCCCGCATTCATTTCTAGTTTTACAATCGTATTGCTCGATGTGACTAAGAACAAAGTTTGCTTCTTCTACGTCCTGTTTGTTAATGTCGTAGGTTGTACTCCAATGCTTGTATACTATTACTTTTGAGTATCGGAGAGAGGTGACAAAAGCATTCACCTCTCTCCTGGCCTTTGCATACCTAACACTACCAGCATGATAGCTTGAAAACAAGAAACTACTCTTCATTTTTATGCTTATTTTATATCGGTACTTTCCGTAAAATAGTTTAGATACTTGTTTGATTTTCATTTTCGGCAATTGCTTTCACTCTAATTGTATTATCAACAACGTCAATCTCAACCTTGCCGCCGTCTTTTAAGCTACCAAATAGTATCTGTCGTGACATAGGACGTTTGATTTCCTTGTCAATTACACGCTGCAATGGCCTTGCACCCATTTTAGGATCAAATCCTTTGTCGACTAGATAGTCGAGTGCTTCGTCAGTAACAGTAATACTGATCTCTTTGTCTTTGACCATTGTTTTAAGCTCAACTAAGAACTTGCCGACAATTTTCATCATTATTTCTTTGGTCAACTTAGCAAAGGTGATTGTACCATCAAGGCGGTTTCTAAATTCTGGAGCAAAGAACTTCTTCAATTCTGTATCGTCGTATCCATCAACTCCGTCGTCGCCAAATCCGATCTTATTTTTGTCAGCAGCTTTAGCACCTAGGTTAGTTGTAAGAATTAGAATACAGTTTCGTGCATCCGCTTCTTTGCCATTTGAACCAGTAACTTTACCATTGTCCATTAATTGTAGTAAGATTTGACTTACATCTGGATGTGCTTTTTCAATTTCATCTAATAGCAGAATACAATTTGGATTCTCTTGCAGTTTAGTGATCAATTGGCCTGCATTTTCGTCATGACCGACATAACCCGGTGGCGATCCGATTAGTTTAGCAACACTGTGTTTCTCTTGATATTCGCTCATATCAAACCTAACAAGCTTTACGCCAAGGTTGCTAGCAAGTTGTTTTGCTGTTTCAGTTTTACCAGTTCCAGTCGGTCCCATAAAGATAAAGCTACCAATTGGCTTATCATCTGGTTTAAGACCGGCTTGGCTAACTAAGATCTTATCAACAACGTCTTCAATTGCTGTATCTTGACCATACACAACCTTCTTAAGGTTTTCTTCAAGGTGCATTAAGTTATCAGTTTCACGTTCGGCAATCTGCTCTGTCGGAAGTCCAAGCATTTTAGCAAGCTCGAACTGAATGCTGCTATCTGTGATAATTTTATTTTCGTTTTGGTCATTTACCTTAAATCGTGAACATGCTACATCAAGAAGATCAATTGCCTTATCGGGAAGTTTCTTGTCACTTTGATACTTGACACTTAGTTTTACCGCTGCATTAATTGCATCGTCGGTAATTTGTGCATCATGGAATTCTTCGTAGTAGGTTCTGATGCCGCGCAAGATTTCTTTTGTAGTTTCGATATCCGGTTCGTCAATTGTAACTCTTTGAAACCGCCGCATTAGTGCGCGATCCTTTTCAAAGTACTTACGATACTCGTCCCATGTAGTAGATGCAACTACTTTTAGATCACCTTTAGTAAGTGCAGGCTTTAGCATGTTTGCAAGGTCATTAGAGCTATTTTGTCCACCTGCCCCAGCGCCGCTCATCATATGTGCTTCGTCGACAAACATGATAGTCTTGCCTTGTTTTGTAAGCGCCTGCAATACTAGTTTAAAGCGTTCTTCAAAGTCTCCGCGATACTTAGATCCGGCCAGCATTGCACCAATGTCTAAGTTGTAAACTTTGTATTCCTTTAGAAACTCAGGAACAGTTTTGTTTTCGATGTTCCAAGCAAGTCCTTCTGCAATAGCAGTTTTACCAACGCCCGGATCACCTACCATAAGAACATTGTTTTTATTACGGCGTCCGAGCGCCAGTGCTAGACTGTCAAGTTCACTGTTACGTCCAATAACAGGATCAATCTTGCCACGTTTTACTTGATCGTTAAGATTAACAGTAAAGTTCTTAAGAGCCTTGCGAGCCTCTGCACTAATTTCTTCTTGTTGGCTCTCTTCGTTATCAAATCCTTCGTCGATGTATCCCATAAAGTTAGCCTTGTCAATTTTTCCTTTTTCTAAGTAATATGTTGACACGCTCTTTTTTTCCGACAATGCACTTATTAATACGTCGCCTAGGTTAATATGTGTACGTCCTCCAAACAGCACTTGTGTAAATGCTCTATTAAGTACACGTTCGAGCGTTTGTGTTTTTTTAGGATTAACTACCTCGCCGTCGGATTTAATTTCGTCGCAGTTTGCCTTTAGGTGATGTTCGAGATTTGTTTTAATATAATCAACATCGGCTCCGAAATCTAAAAGAAGTTTTACAAATTTTTCTTCACAAAGCATTGCATAAATTAGATGCTCTATAGTAATGTAATCGTGATTTAATTTCTTAGCATCATTAATTGCTTTGTCAAATACTAAGTGCAACTCTTTTGATGGTTCTACCATTATTTTTTATCCTCAATTAATTTTTGTAGTTCTTGTACTTTTTTGATAATGTCTGCATCGGTAATGTTAGGAATATCGGGTTCTATTTGAATATACAAGTTACCTTTTCTTTTTGATCGTAAATCAGGTATACCATACCCGTTGATACCTAGAATAGTGCCAGGGGTTGTACCTTTAGGAATAGTCAATCTCACCCGTTTTTTATCTAACGTTTCTATGAGTATAGCACATCCTAGCATAATGTCAAATACATTTACACGTTTAGTTGTAGCAAGATTATTATTGTCTCTTACCCAATCCTTATGTTCTTTGATTTGCACTATAACATAAAGATCACCGCGCCGGTATCTTGGATTCGAATCATCGCCGAGTCCGTCATATTTAATACGGTCGAGGTTTCTTGCTCCAGCTGGCACGTTAACATTTACTGTTTCTTGCTTGCCACTGCCTAGCCTGTAGTCAATGATAAAATCTTTACCTGTAAACACATCAACAAGATCCATAGTTACACTTATCGTTACGTCTCGATTGGCTACTGTACGTCTGTTAAATATTTCGTTAATATCAAAGGGGTTAGTATATCTATGATCGCTCCAGAAGTTATCAGTTGATTGTGCGTTGATTTTGTTCATTGCAAGTTGATCATAATGTTGGCGCTTGTTATCGTTGCCTATGGTATCGTATGCTTCATTTATTTTTTTAAATGCGTCGACATCGCCGCCACGGTCTGGGTGATGTTCTTTAGCAAGTTTTCGGTATGCTTTTTTAATGTCATCCTTTGATGCAGTCTTAGCAACTCCAAGGGTATTATAATAATCCATACATATACTTATTCTGATTTATCGCCTTTTCTACCAGAACCGACGTAAAGGCCAAACCACGCTGCCCCTGCGCCGACTATAACACTAATGAGTCCACTTTGTTCCATTGTTGGATCGGGCAATCCAATATACCATTCGACGACACGAAATACCATATACATATAGATAATAATAAACAATCGAGGAAATGGTCGCCATGCATCAAACGCCGCCGCTAAGTGGATCCATCTAGCAAACGGATTTGGCCCTAGATTTTTTGGACTAGCATCGACTTCGAGATCTAGTCTAATTCTGCGAGTAATTCCATTCTCGCTATTCTCGATAATAATGTCGTGACTGTTATCTAGAGGTTCGTCGCCTCTATAAGTCGTTTCGTAAGCAGGAAGTTCGTGCTCGTGGGTGTCCCAATGATCGTGGTTGTTTGCCATCAAGTACTCCTATTAACCAATACTTTAAGTATTTAGCATTAAGTATATAGGATTACCGATCACTCCAATAGCTTCTGTTAAGTTGGTTGTTTGCTTCGTCTAATTTTGCATCTGCTGCATTGTAATAACTTCTATAAGCAACAATGGTTGCTTGCTGAGATTCAACGTAGCTTCTCACGTCATTAAGGTTATAGCTAACATTTTCGTAGCCGCTTGATGACAATGCAAAGAATACAAGGGTTTCGCCCTGCGCTTCCAGTTCAGCCCATTTCTCTTGAATGTTCTCTGGTGTAATTACTACCCATACAACTGGCCTTGCATTTAGTTCGCCAGTTGCTGGCAATACAAGCGTAGGTTTATCAACCGGCTCTGCTCTTACTTTTATTTCTTCTACCGGCGCTGTACAAGCACTAACGAATACTGCTATCGTTAAAAATCCAAGGACATTCGTTGTTAAACTCGGTTGCATTAGTTGCATTCCTTTCTTTCTCATTTAAAGCAGCGCCTGATAATAATTCAAAGCAACGAAACGCATTAGCTGTTCCTCTGTTAATCAATCTTTCAATTAATTCTGGCTTTGCTGCGGCCGCTACTCCTAAATCACTATCTGCAAATTTGTCCACTAAAAATTGATTACGACGTTGTATATCTCTTAATTCTGTATTTAGGTCAACAACAATTTGTTGTTGAAGAGCATAATCTTCTTGCAATGCTGTGATAGTTTGTTCATTAGTTTCGATACCAATAGTTAACTCTGCATTATTGTGTTGTAGAGTTGCGATGCGATCTTGGCTATCCTGATAATACCAATAACCGAATCCACCTGCAACCATCATTATAATTGCCATTACCCCTATTATATAATGCATAGTCTTTCCTTTACTTTTTGCAATTATCGCATATGCAATTATTACAAACTTTAATCATGTAAGGTTTGTTGTTATAGTCAAGTTCTTCTCTATGTAGAGGAACACCGCAATGACATGCATAACCACAATTAGAACACCGTTTATTTAGAGTTTCCATTAAGTGATAATTCTCTTTACTACTAGTGCTTTACGGTTGTTTTCGATAACCAGCTTGTCACCGTATTTAGTAATATCATAATCGCCGATATATTTTGTGAGATAAATCACTTCGGGAAAATCATTAAAGTTGAGACTTTCGCTTAGGTTTTCCATTATTTCAGTTTTATTGCCAAATTCTACAAACTCAAAAAACACCGGCTCTGCATATGCTTTTTTGATTCGTAGTATGTAATCAAACATGTCAACTGATTCTACAAAGCTTTTATTAAAAAAGTTTGTGTAGTTGCTAAGGTTTGATTCACTGACCCTTAAACTATAATTATCTTTATCAATAGGAATAGTTTCTTCTAAAGAAACTTCATCGAGTGGTTGACTTTTCCAGTCTTTGTAATAACGGAACTTAAGGTCTTTGAGTCCTGTTAATTCGCTTACGCCATAAGCAAGCTCAGTAATTTGCTGAGCTACGCCTTTTTCGCGTTCAATTTCTACAAATACTTTGTATGTGCCATCGCTCTGTTCGCCCGGAGTAGCGTCGGCATCCAATACAAAATCGTATCCTTTTTCAATAAAATCTGCAAGATCGTCTGCTGATTCCTTTGTCTTAGCACTAAAGCTAAGAGTAACAATATCTTCATCTGACCCCATCTTTGAACGATATGAATCTATTTCAAGAATATGATAAACTAAATCTCTTAAATCGCCATTTTTTAAAGTCATAGCAGATCCTCGCCGCCTGGATCCTCGCCTGCACTTAGATCAGGCTCGTCGACGGTTAGTTCGTCTGGTTCTTCGGTTTGGCTAGCAACACTAACTTCTTGTGCAGGTTCTTGCATTAATTCTTCAATGTAACCCGAATAGATGTCGGCAATTAATTTCTTTGGCATTTGAATTTCAACTAACCAGATTGGCGATAAATCAATTTTGCCTTTCTTAGTGCCCGGCCGCATATCGTCGGGCTTCATAATCTTTCGAGGCGTCATTAGACTTGATTTAATATACTTAACTTTGCAATCGTAATCAAGTAAACGCTTGCCACCCATTGGATCTGGCATATTCTCTTTTGGCCACATAAACGTGCATGTAACCCAATGTCTTTCAATGTTTGGGCCTTTGGCTAATTCGCCACCTTCCCAATTCTTGTAAACATATACTCCGAGTTCATCGATTACACGTTCGAAGTCTTTTAAGACCTGGAACGCAGTATTGGATTCGTATATGCCTTCTATGTTTTTAATAATATTAAGGACGTCGTGCATTGATTATACCTACTTTTACTATACTTATTTATCGCATTTAAAGAGTTAAATGATATTTTAAAAGATTGTATTTGGTACTAAATAAAACTGTAGGGACGAGAGTCCTGAAATATTTTCGTCCTTACATAATTCCCTAAGGAGGACACTTAATGGGTAAAGCTAAAGCTTCACGAAAGCAACCTCGTATTAACTACAATAAAACAAACGTAGTTAATATTAATACTTTTCAGAAAAAGAAAACAGTAGTAACAATCCTTCCAAGAAATAAAAATCAAGAAACCTACGTGTTAAAACTATTGGAGCCGGGTAAAGACATAGTCTTTGGAATTGGTCCAGCAGGAACAGGTAAAACTTTGTTAGCTGTGCAGGTAGCAGTAAAAAGTTTCAAAGAAGGTCTTGTGGATAAGATTATTGTCACAAGACCAGCAGTCTCAGTGGACGAAGATCTAGGAGCACTACCAGGAACGCTAGAACAAAAAATGGCGCCTTGGACAAGACCTATTTTTGATGTGCTAAGAGAGTATTTTGACAATCGCGAGATTGAAGGAATGATAGAAGAAGGCATTATTGAAATTGCACCTCTTTCATATATGAGAGGCCGCACATTTAAAAATGCTTATATCATTGCAGACGAAATGCAAAATGCAACACCAAACCAAATGAAAATGTTACTAACACGCCTAGGCGAAAATTCGTATATGGCTGTAACAGGTGATTTGTTTCAAGCTGATAGACTAAATGATAACGGTCTTGTAGATTTTCTAGGTCATTTAAAAGATAGACCAACTACAAGAATTGATGTTGTCAACTTTGAAAAGAAAGATGTTGAGCGTCATGAAGCAGTGAAAGAGGTACTGGAAGTATACGGCGACGAATAATCAGTATCCAGGCCGAGAACCCCTTCTAAGGAGGGGTTCTCCGCTGTTCAGAATTTTTAATTTGATAAATTAAATATTCATTTTCGGTAATATTTATATATCGATAGCTTCGATATTCTGTACCTGACCCGTCTGTTAATTCCGATTGTTGGTAATAATGTTTCCAAAATACCCATTTTCCCGAAGCAGTCCTTATTGGCCTCCAAGCAAACTTGCGCGTTGTTGTATGCATCCTTACTGGTCGATATCCCATATTATTTCCTATCACGCAGTAATTCTTCCCAAACTTCGTCCTTTTCTTTTTCTCGATTAGACAAATAGTATCCTCGGCTGTTAACGTAGTAATGATTTCCAAAGGCATTTGTTTCTTTGAGTGATGGTTCGTAAGATACTAGTTTCAGCCAATAATTTTCTAGCCAAATCCATCCGCCACCGCGCGACAGATGTGTTGGAAAATATGCAAACTTTTCAATGTAGTCAACGGTTGGTTCTGCTTCACTCATTTCGCTGTCATCCTTTATTACTGTTTTTTGATCTCTTCGAGTACAGCACGATCAAATTCTTCCTGAAATATTTTAGCTATTTCTTCTTCTGCGCTCCGACTGTACTCGTGTTCTGCTTCATGCGGTATTTCTATAGTCCAATGGGCACTTAATGCCCTGCTCTTGGCTTGAACGATCGATTTTTCAACTTTAAAGGGGTATGGTCGATTTAGTCTTTCCCACGTAGTATATTTGTCTTCTTTGTTGCTCACACTGCCATTGGTGCCTTAATTGAATCCATAGGATTATAATCAACTAGTTTGTATTCACTTGGCCGCGTTTCAACTAATTCTGGTAAATTACTAAACTCTGGCATTATTAGACGTGGACGATCCATTGGTGTCCTTGTAAGTTGTTCTCTTACCTGGTCCATATGATTTTGATAGATATGACAGTCGCCGCCTGACCAAATAAATTCACCAACCTTAAGTTCGAGTATCTGTGCCATCATGTGTGTAAGCAAACTATATGACGCAATATTAAATGGCACGCCTAAGAACATATCAGCACTGCGCTGATAAAGCTGACAGCTTAGTTCGCCGTCTTGTATATGAAACTGAAACATTACATGACACGGTGGCAAGGCCATAACACCAATCTTATCAGCATTCCATGCACTTACAATATGT